GTGTCACCAGGTCATCCTGATAATACGGTTTCACAGCACCCTCATCTCATCAATAGGAATCAAAAACACAGCCTCAACATCATGCTCCCCAGGCCCCCACCGGTCATTCTCCCCACCCTCACCCAACCACTCAGGTTTCACATCACACACATCAATAAACCTAGTGACCCCATCAGACCAGCGCACAACAAAGAACGCCGGTGCAGTCTCGCTATGAGCGATGAGGTGTTTGAACTTTCTATCCACATTCATAAACACTGTGGGGTATTGCGTGGAGGTACAGTTACGCTGCTTCACCTCAACCCACGCCACCAATTCACCGGCACGCTCAGCAAAAAAATCCACATGATAGTACTGAGGCAGGTGATGGAGTGTGCAATTCCATGCCTGCTCTAGGTCAGCCTTCAGCTGGTTCTCGCGTGCAATGTTCTCAGGGGTGTTGCGATCATCAGGGACCTGCTCAGGCATCATCCACCTCCAACAGCAACCGTAACGCGAGCTCAGCCTGCTGAGGCACAACCCCATTACCGCAAGCCTTCAACTCATCCTTCCGAGACAACCCATGACCTGTCACCCATCCAGGCCGCAACCCCATCATCCACTCAGTGAACTGACTCGACAACCGGTGAGCCCCATCCTTCCCATCAGGCTTAGTAGGTGCAGGAGCTTCCATACCGGTGACTTGCTCCCAGCGTTTCACAGCAGGCTCGAACCTGTCAAAGTTAGATCGCACCACAGTCTCACGCACATTAGAAAAGCCACCCTTAGACCGGTCAATCTTGGACTCATCCCTAGCTGGCAGATCATCCATGGTGTTAGGTGTGGGGAGCAGTGAGTTTCTGATTGACTCCGAAACCTTCAGGCCATTCAGTGCCGCAAGCTCAGCAACCTGATCGCGCACCTGCAACATCCTGCCACGCTGACGCGACTGCTTCTCAGAGATCGCGCCGCCCTCACCCTCAATAGCCGAAACAGTCCTCAACAGGTTACGCTCTGGAATTTGCGAGTATGAAAACCCTGAGCCTTTGGTGTGGTGCACCGGCATCTGAAGCTCGAACACCATGCCATCGCGCATCATACCTGAGCTCTGCCAAGTCTCCGAGTACAGCTCCGAGTGCTCGCAAAGCAGGTTCACCGTCTCCGGTTTCTCCCATACACCACGCGCACTGTTCCACATCGCTATTAGCTTTTGCACTTAGCAACCCCCTGACATTCTCAATAATGACCCACTTAGGTTTCAACACCTCAATGGCTTTAGCAAACTCACTCCACAAACCAGACCTAGTACCCTCACCCATCCCAGCCCTACGACCAGCCAAAGACACATCCTGACAGGGAAAGCCACCAGTCAAAATATCTACCGGCTCCACAGAAGCCCAATCCACCTGAGTCACATCACGATAGTTAGGGACACCAGGGAAGTTGGCCTCCAGAATCTTGGAGGGGGCATCTTCCCACTCACAATGCCAAACCACTTCAGCATCAAACACATTCATGACAGCCAAATCAAGGCCGCCATACCCTGAGAACAATGAGCCTATTTTCACTAGGCGTTATTCCCAGCTTCTACTATTGTCAATGTACTTACTCACAGCAGCCCATCCAAACGCTCCTCAGCCACAGCACAATACTTAGCGCTCATCTCACTGCCCACAAAATGCCGGTCATTCAGTTTTGCCATCTTCGCTGTAGTGCCAGACCCCATGAAAGGATCGTAGACAACAGCACCAGGCTCACTCCAAGTCAAGATGTGGTCCTCAGCGAGCTTCTCAGGGAAAGGCGCTGGATGCTTCACCCCATTAGTGGAGGTGACATACCGCCAAATGTTTGTACGCGGTGAAAAGTCAGGGACAGGGTTAGCGAGCTTCCCACTGTAATCCTTATGGCCTGCCCACTTATTCCGCTTATCACAAATCAATCCGGCCTCCACCCTGCCCTTAGCAAACACAAACATATACTCAAAGATTTGCGTGTAACGGTTGCTGTTGCGCTTGGCAGGGAAGGTGCTGGAGTTCTTTTCATAAATCATTGTGTCGTGCAGTTTGAAACCCAGGTACATGAAGTGCAACGCCTGTCTGAATGAGGATCCTGTCTCGCTACCGTTCACAGTTGCATCACCTATGACCCAGACCAGCACACCCTCCTCATGGGTTACGCGGTAGAGCTCAGCAGCGATAGCAGGGAAGTCAAACTCATAGCCCTCATACTCGCGCAAGTCATCGTAGGGGGGTGATGTCACTGTTAGGTTCACAAACCCATCCGGCATCCTAGACATCGTGTCCAAGCAGTTCTCATTGAAGATTGAGTCGAGCATCACTCATGCCTTCCCAGTCATCCTGCATCCAGGCAACAAGGTCAGTAACTAAATCGCAAGCTACAGCATCGCCCTGCTGATAATACTGGTCATGCAGTTCAGCAAACTTTTCTACAAACAAAGCCCAGACTTCTTGTCTGCCTTCCTCACGGTACTGCTCCTGCAATTTCTCATCCATGTTCTCCACCTTTCTTGCACGCAAGGATTTCTTCTAGCCCTTGCTCTTTATTTCGCCGAGCATTGAGTCAATAACCTTTTGGCTCCTGTTCCGGCGCTCGGCCTGGGCTGCGTCTACGTTGCTCATGGCTCGCTCGAACTTTGCTTGCTGGTTGTGAGCCACGAAACGCTTGGCTGATTTCATCTGGATTGCGATGATTTCGTCAAGGTATTCGTCTGAGACGTTCTTCCAGTCGTAGTTGGTGTTTGCTTCTGTTGTAGCCATTTGGGTTACTTCCTCTCTCTTGATGTCTCTACTGTATACCACTACACACACTCACGCAACTATTTGAGCAACTTTTTTAGACTTTTTTTCAGAGCTCATTTGCAACCAAACTCCCCAGGCCTGCACTCAAAATGCTCACCCAAATCATGCATCTGCCTCACCCAAGCACGCGCATCAGGGATCTCAGCAGGAGGCTTCAACTCCTGCTTATGAATCACAGTCTTAGGGCCTTTGAAGGTGATCGCGTTCCTGCACCAAGTCCTGAACGCTGCATCCCAATCCTTGAACCGGCTCCCCTTAGCCAAATGAAAATCTGTGAAAGCCTCCACAGTCTCCTGATAGCTGAGCACTGACCCATACTTGCTCTCAAAGGTTTCCTGGATGGAAGCTGATGGGGTGTAGTTGTCAGGGATTGATGTTGCATATTTAGACTTCTCTTTAGGTTCTATTACGGTTTGTACGAACTCCGGTACACCCCTGACGGTACTGCCGTTCGCCCCTGACGGTACAGGTGTTCGCCCCTGGTCCTGGGGTTCACCCCTCCTGTGAGACATAGACTTATCGCAATCCTCAGGACACTCAATCGTGATCCAGTAGCGATTAGGTTTGTACTGATTGCGAGAGTGACCACCAGCAACCTCCACACGGAGCTCACCAGACTTCACCAGTTTGTCCACGCACTTCTGCACGCCGCGCTCGCTTAGGTTTGCATAGTCAGCTAGGCGTTTCTGTGAAGGCCATGCGCCTTCTGTTGCATCAGGTCCTAGGTGATTAGCGATACCTAGCAGAATGACCTTGGGGGATCCCATCGCTGTGGAATGGTTTAGCACCATCGAGAGTGCTTCAATGCTCATTGCTTAGTCCTATCTACCGGCTTGCCCTGGTAGTCTGGACTAGCCGATGCTTGTACCATCGGTATTTATGTGGGGGTCAGGGTGTAAGCTCTGGCCCTCACTCTATTGTACTACTCAGAACGCCTGGTCCTTCCAGTGAGACTCCACCCTAGTCCCATCAGGAGACAAAAAATACCACCGAAACTCTGACCGGTCAAAAACAGGGAGCTCCAAACTCTCCCACACCGGCAGTTTATGGTTCCACCCACGCGCTGTAGAAGCCATCTCAGCATCAGACTCCATGTAAAAGTTCCAGGCTGCACAAACCTGGATCAAGTTATCTGGGGTGTCCAAGAGTTTAGATCCACCCATCCCACGGTTCTTCCTGTGGTGAACCTGGAGGGCCTCAGTTGTTCCACAGTGGTAACAGTGCCCATCCCTCTGCTCAATGAGCTTCCTGAGCTTGGGTGAGAGTGCCATGCCCTCAGCCTATAATGGGTGTGGGGCTGGATGGTTTCGACTGGCAGAGAAAACGCGCAAGCGACTGTGACAGGACCTGGGTTCGACTCCCAGCAGTTCCACAAACCCTTACCGCGAACATCGCCGCGCTTACCGGTGTTTATATAAACCGTTATATAGCTTCTGTGCCATATTCATGGAGCTCAGACTTATCGTCATTCCGCGATGGCTCGAAGTCCTCCAACCATTCCAGGAACTCCTCAGGGGTCATCACTGCTGTCACAGTTTCATCTCCGCCTGGAGTATCTTGGCAGCCGTAGCCAAAGCCATCAGCTCAGACTCAATAGATCGCATCTTAGTTCTAATCCGGTTCACCCTAGCCTTAGCAATGTCACGCTCAAACCTGATGTCAGCACACGCAAGCTTCGCTGTGGCCTGCCGTTCAGCGACACTCCCACTCGCACTCAGAAACTCTTGAGACTCACGCTTATCCAAATCCGCTTCAGCCTGAGCCAAATCAGTCTCAGCCTCATACAAGGCCTCAACCCCCTTACGATTAGTCTGAGTAAGCTCTACTAAATCCTTCGCTATCTGTGATGGAATCACAAACACTCACCAACCTTCTGCACAACTCATCCTTCCAGAACTCACTTAGCAGCGGATCGTTTGCTCTTTGCGCTTCCAGATACGCTTGGGACAGCTCGCTCACTGACGCTAACAGGGGTGAGTGCTGTGGCATAAGCTTTGACTTTCTCCAGAACTTCTGGGGGTGCACCCTGTTTGGATGCTTCAGCCCATAGTAACCGTAGCTGGTCCACATCCGTCATAGCGTCAGCCTCTGTCAGCCAGTCACGCTGCACTTTCGCTTCCTCAAACCGTTGGACCTTCTCCATCTCCTCACGGGAGGCACGCTTATTCCCTGAATACCCAGCATTAGCGAGAGCCCTACCAATCGCGCTGGTCTCACACACCTCAAGGGCAGAAGCCGCCTGAGGACCAGACACACTGTCCACCTCATACGCGAGACCAGAAGCCTTAGGGCAACCCCTGTCCACATCCTCACCATTCAGGTACACCATCGCCCTCACAACCCACATCTTCTCAAGCCGATACTCAGGGATGGTTTCGTTCTCAGTCAGGATCCGGCCATCAGGCCAGTCCCCATAAAAGCGTTTTATACGCTCCTCCACCGTTTCATAATCTGCAAGATTGAACCTAGCCATTACTCCACCCCTTCACAGGTATCACCAAATCAGACCGCACCCATTTAGCCACAGTCCTTACACTCACATCAAACATACGGGCAACCTCTGACCTAGACACACCCAGGTTCTCCAGTTTGATAGCACGCACCTGACAGCGAGCCAACAGTTCAGCAGTCTCAATCATTGCCGCCTTATACCGATCAGACAGATCACGCACCTCAGCAGCAACAAGAGACCGGATCTCATCAGCCTCCAACTCATCGCACAACTCCCTCACCAGGTCAGGGGTAATCTCATGCAAGTACACCATCATCCACCCTCTCTATGTAATCCTTCACAATCTTGCTAGCCACCTGGGACACAGGGACCTGCTGAGCCTTAGCCAAAGCGGCCAGATGCTGATACAGGTGATCAGGCAACTGCAATGTCACAAACACAGACACACCATCCATCAGCGCTTCCCCACCTTCTGAGCCAAAATCTTAGACTCCAGTTTGTAATAGTCCTTCCAAAGGTCAGGCTTAGGAGCAGCACGCAAATCCGCCACATACTTATCCGCAACCCTCAACAAGTTCACATCTTTCCTATCCAAGGTGAATCCTCTCCCACAACTTTGCAGCCGTGTCTTTCAGCTCATCAATCATTTCCTCATCACGGTAAACCCAAACCGTCTCAGGTTCAAACCAGGCTGGTGCATACACACCCTCCACATCAATGCGTAACATCCACACAAACAGGCACTTCTCAGCACCTGTCACATGTAACTGCCACTGCATCTGCCTCCGATACTGCAGCGGAATACTATTCCACTCCTTACCGGTGGTCTTTATCTCCGCAATCACAGTGTGATCCAGAGACAAACCATCAGGGGTTGCCAAATGCCAAGGCGTTTCAGCGTTAGCGAGCAACCAATCGTTAGGGAGAATCCCGTGACGCTCATGCACAAACTTTGCCAGGACAGGTTCCATGTCCCTACCAAACGCCATATAGGGATTGTCAATCTCCACAAAGTCCTCAAACCAATCCCTCACGGCCTGCTCAAACCCTGCAGGTGTGGAAGCCTTAGCGACCTGTGTTGCGGTGACACCCTCTTTACGTGCACGCAACCAGTCAGCCTCAAACAGTTGCTTCGATGAAACGAATTGGTTAGGACCCAGCATGATGCATCAGCTCCCACCGGTCTCGCGCAATCTTGAGAGCCTCATCAATAACCTGCTGTGCCTCCGCCTCTTTAGCTTTCCGCAACTCGTCAGCAGCCTTAGTCCAGATAGCACCGTTGTCAGAATATGCTGAAATCCATTCCTGCACAATCAAATCAGCGAGCTTCTCAGCCTCACTACGTTGTCCCATAACTGTCCACCTTTCTTATAGTCTTAGGTTATGACCCACCACAGACACTACTCAAACCTGATGGCCGCCGTAGACACTGTGGGCAGGACCCCCTGCATGGATTGTCCTGAGGTGTTCTTCCCTGAGGACTTCCCTGACAAAGGGACCAGAGAGTACGCGATCAAGCTTGCGCGTGCCCTCTGTGATGAGTGCCCCATCAAAGACGCCTGCTTCATGTACGCGACAGAGAATGATGAGAGGTATGGGGTGTGGGCTGGGACTCTCCCAGCAGAGCGTTAGCCACCGCGCAACCAGAAGTAGCAGGGCTCACAAACCCACCCAACATCCTCAAGATGTCTGGTCTGGGAGTCGCAATCTCTCGACTGGTTTATTTGGCAGCGGTGCATCAGCCATCCTCCGGCTCTTGCTCAAAGTCAGGAACTCTTGACAGCTCACCCAAATGCAGAAACAGAGCCTGAGCCTGCCTCCGCGTCAATGAGAGCGTGCCAGGTTCCCCCACCTGCCACACATCATCCCTGAGCCTCACAGTCACTTCACGCCCATCCCAACCCACATCCATCATTGCCGTTCCCCTTTCGCTATGTTCAATGACGCCCAAGCCAGTAGACCTAAGCCGATAAGTGTAGATCCGTTGATGACTGCAAGCGGATTGATAACACCAGGGAGCAGGAGGAACAGAGCCCCTGCCACAAACACCACCCACCACCTCATAGCCACACCAGAAGTGCAACACCGGTCAAAAGTGT